AATCGTCCATGTTAAACTGGTAGACGAGGAGGGACTCGAACCCCCAACCAAACCGTTATGAGCGGTCGGCTCTAACCATTGAGCTACTCGTCTGTAAACTTTAACCGATGTAGGTCCGATACGCATCAGAATCTACAACTGCGCCAACTACTCGACGTTCGATGTAGTAGGCATCTATGAAGTTATCACCGTCACGGGTATACACACCGTAGGCAGTCCGCGCTTCTTCCTCAGAAGCATACACACCCAACAGCAACGAACCGTGGAGATCAAACTCACCTAATAACGCAAAAACTTCCATAACGAATCACCTTCTCATCAACTACTCTTTCTTTATAGCTGATTCGCAGGTAAATGTCAACTACTAATTTCGTTATTCAAAAATGAATAGCGTTTCGCTGAATGGGTTAGGCTGCACAGGCTTTTTCGAGAACACCATTATGCCCTCATCCGTGTTTAAGTCTGCTTTGGCACTTGGCCTAGTTATGTTCTTCAACGTGAGTGTTTCCACATAATGAAACCCTAGACTTTCTGCAATGGCTCTAGTATCAGCGCATAGCTTGTAATCTAAGAAATCCTTGATGTTAACGAGCATTTTGCCATCTTCAATCAGATATTTCTTGATGTTCTCTATCGTAGGTCGCAGATAGTTATCTAGCCACTCTTGATAGGAGGTCCCCGGCTTATATGACTGATTACCAACTCCATAGTCTTCGAGACTGAAATACGGAGGGCTACTAAAGGCTACTCCGATAGTGTTTTCCCATTCTGGAACGAATGTTTCTGAACCATGGCATCTAATGTCATACGATGCATTCGTGCCATTTACGGTATTGTAATCTGTAGCCATCTGCCGAAGTCTGTCTACTAGCAGATTATTAGGGTCAGTGCCGTGATACTCAACCCGATTTCTCATCGCAGAGAGTAATCTTACACCCCAACCACACGAGAAATCATAGTATTTACCGTTGATGTTATATTTGGATAACACCTCGTCTACTGACTTAATCGGATAGTTAGACGGCTTCATCGCAACACCACCGCCACTAAGTCGCAGGGCAGCCTCAAAGTTCTTGATATCTGAATCCGTCTTCGGATATACTTTATCGCTTGAAAGCACTCGGCTCCAAAAGTATCGTATCAAATCGTTGGACTCAAAAACTTGTTCGATAGACCACCGAGGAGACTGCAACTTCACTTTAGCCATCAAGTCTTTTACATAATAGCTAGTAATGGTACCGATGACTGTGCCGCCGTTGCGCACGGCCTGCAGATTTTTCTCAACCAAATCGAAATCTGGCTTTTGATAATACGCAGCCTTTAACTCCAGACATTTATCTTCTGGTAAGTCATACCAGTGGTCGGTGTGGAGGGTCTTGCCCAAGTGAGTAATTTGATATTTTTTCTGCTTGGGCATAGTTAGACCTTACACTCCGATTGCGCTTCGATATGTATCAAGAATCATATCTTCTTCTTGACGGATATGTGCTTCCTTCTTGCGGAGGCGAACAATCGCACGAACTGCCTTGGCATCAAAGCCTTGGCCCTTCAATTCTGAATAGACTTCCTTGCGGTCAGTCTTCTTCACATCAATTTCACCTTCGATAGTTTCGATGCGTTCGATGAACAGACGAAGTTGGTCTACTGCTACAATATCACTCATTATATAACCTTTCTAAGAATGGATGCCCCTCCAGGGCTCGAACCTGAACTCTTCGGAATCAAAATCCGACGTGTTGCCAATTACACCAAGGGGCAATGGTGGGGATGGTGGGACTCGAACCCACACTGGAAGGATTTTAAGTCCTCTGTCTCTGCCATTGGACTACATCCCCAAACTGGAGGAAGCGGTGGGATTCGAACCCACGGTACCTTGCGGTACGACAGTTTTCAAGACTGTAGGTTTCAACCACTCACCCACGCTTCCAGTAAAACTTCTAACAATGTCAAAGAACAGAATACTATATATAACAGTTTTTGACATTTATCAAGAGTTTTTTTAAAAATCTTCTGGTTTATATGGGTCGTAAAATCTTCCCCACATCCAGCCAGAAGGTAGTATGAAAGTAAGTGGGTCTACCAAATGCGTTTTACCGCTAGGGTCGACACACCACTTTCGTCTTCTATGTCTCGCTTTCATCGCTATGAGATTACGAGTTTCCCATGATTGGCGTCTGCCATACATAGGATTGTTTTCGTTGCGCCTTGTTCCTCGCATCTTGCGACGAATTTTGGCCTTTGTATCTTCTTTCAAGCCACCCCAGTTGGGGTTGTTGCTACCGCTTAACGCTAGAGCAATCTTTCGTTTATGCTCTGTTGTTAGATTTGGTATCTTCTTTCTAGCAACTTTATCCTTGAATGTCAAGCCCTTTTTTAAACTGTCTGCTTTTTCTCTGATATATTCGATATTAGAGTTTTGCAGCAAAAGTTCTCTGGGCTTTGGTACCTGTTCTGGGTCCTTGACTAACCAGATTTCGCTTTTGTGTTTAAAGAGGAAGTATCTCACTTATAACACCTTTATCCAGCAATGTCAGGTCATGTTCCCTATCGATATATTTGTATTGCACATTCACCGGCGTAAAATCGCTAAGAGCCAGAAATACATCGTCAATATTCAGTGTTGAACAGGTATAGACATCCAGTTGCATCAAAGCAGGGTCTACTTCGTCCCATACATGCATGGCAATATGACTTGTTTCGATAATAGTTACCGCGGTCAAGCCTTGATTGCCTTCCATATCAGAATACACGGCATACGGACCCATAAGTATCTTCATACCAATCTTATCCACGAGAAGTTTCATCCAATCTTGAATGGCTTCTGCGCACTTAGGCGGATTTTTAAGTTCGGCGCGAATGATTAAATGCTTATGTTCCAGTATTTGACCCATCAAAGTATCTCCGTATGAAATTCCGAGAACAGTTATTTATTAGTGTCGGAGCTTTGATATTTTATAACCCCCACGGACGCTTGACGCCCCATTTTATGGGGTTATATTCATCTCTTACGAATAATTTTCTTATTCTTCGGAGATAGTCTCGGGCTTTTTTGATACTCGCTTCTTCTTAACCTCGGGCTTCTTCCAACCAGTAAGAAAACTCTCTAGCACATCGGCAAGAGCAGGATAAACATCTAGAATTGTCTTATCTTTTACTGCATCAAGAAGGTTCGTTTCATTCGGATGACATCCTTGGCAAATCTGCATCCAGATTTCTTCTCGGCGCCACTGCGGAATCTTGGCCGCGCTACCATTTGGAAGAAGGGTTAGAATGCGACGGAATTCCATCGTGATTGTGGTGTCTGCGATACCGTCGGGTAAACCCTCATTCTTAATCGGGGTCTTGCCTTCGGGTAGATTATATGGACCTTGTTCATATCCTACACCCCATGCCAAGAACCGCATAAGAATAGAGTTACCAGTAGAGATTGCACGAACCCGCTCACGTAATTCGTCTACGTTCTTTACCTCTGTTGCCCAATCGAGGGCTTCATTGATATACTTAAACTTCTTAGGCTGTAATCTTGTTACCATCGCTAATTCTCTTTCTCAATTCAGTAGTGCTAAAGCTATGCCGGCGACTATTGTAATAAACTTCGATTCCTAGTTCGTCACCAGTAAACCGCTTATCGTAATAATCTTGGCCGATGATGCGAACATCCCAGTCATAGCATTGTAGTATATTTAGCAAGTCTTCTTCCGTCGTATATGGAATGATATCATCCACATACTTACAGGCTTGCACCTGAATATATCGCTCAACCAAAGATTGAACAGGCTTGTTCTTCTCTGGGCGGTCAATAGTTGGGTCTGTCTGTAGTGCTACGACCAATCGGTCACACTGTTCTTTGGCTTCCTGCAGCATAAGAACGTGTCCTGCGTGAAACAGGTCAAAGCAACTGGCTGTGATGCCTACTCGTTCGGTGGAGCTATTAAAATTCATCGATTAAATCAATCATCTGTTTCATACGGTTTGCAATAAAGTAGTTCAGGAGACCACTGCGGTCGCCACCCTTTTGCTTTTCGTAACTATCTATGATAGCTTCTTTAATATCTTCTGGAATACGCGACAAGTCAACCAGTTCCCGGTTGCGCTGGAAGTTGCGCCACATTTCATCACTGGTGATGAAGTCTTCTGGCTTCTGGTGTTTCCACTCAGCAACCTTATCTTTCTTCATAGGACGCTGGCGTGAACCAGTCACGAACGTATCATCATCTGACAGGATGTTAGGAACACCGTCACCCTTATCACCCATAATGATATGTTCCATGAGAACTGCTTCTGGCTTATCGGTCAGCTTGACAAACTTCTTCTGCACGGGTGCATACTGCTTGACATTAGACCACTTCTGCAATTGATTGAAGTCGTGGTCGCCAGATAGAACAAGAAACGGCTCTGGACTGGGCAGAAGGCCATCGAGGTTCGAAGTCTGACTATATTCAGCCAAAGCACCAATTACATCATCTGCTTCTGCGCCGTCAACATCGATTACGGGATAAGGGAAGTGTTCTGACAATTCTGCACGAACTTGATGTAGTGCTTCGAAGATGGAATTCCAATCAAAGCCACTATCTGCACGGCTCTTCTTACGATTAGCCTTGTAGTTAGGGAAGAACTGACGGCGCCAGTAGTGGCGATTATCACATGC